ACTCCCCTCGCCAAAGGTCGCTACGCCCGTATCGCCCTCGTTGCCGAAACAGCCGCCGACGCCAGAGACGTTATGGTCGAAGGTGAAAGCGGCCTTCTGGCCGTCCACCCGAAAGACTTCCGGCCCATCTACGAACCGTCGAAACGCCGGGTGACTTGGCCCAATGGAGCAATGGCCACACTCTATAACGCGACCGAGCCGGATCAACTCCGCGGCCCGCAGCATGAATGCGCCTGGCTCGATGAGCTTGCAAAGTGGCGTTACGCTCAAGAAACTTACGATATGCTGCAGATGGGCCTTCGCCTTGGCGACGACCCTCGGCAGATCATCACGACAACGCCTCGCCCCACGCCAATCGTCAGAATGCTCGTGAAAGACGGGCTTACCGTCATTACGCGCGGCAAGACCAACGACAACGCCGCGAACCTTGCGCCGTCCTTCCTCGATCAGATCGTCAAACGCTACGCAGGAACACGCCTTGGCCGGCAGGAGCTTGATGCCGAAGTTCTCGACGATGCACCGGGCGCGCTCTGGACGCGGGCCAAGCTCGACGAAACGCGCGTCAGCACCAAAGAGCTTCCTGATATGCAGCGCGTGGTCGTTGCGATCGATCCCAACGCCTCGGGCGACCAAGGCACTGACGAAGCTGCAGAGACAGGCATCGTTGTGGCCGGGCTCGGCGTTGATGGGCGCGGATACGTAATTGACGATTTGTCCTGTAAAACGAGCCCGAACGGCTGGGCCCGGCGCGCAATCAGCGGCTACGATCTGCACAACGCCGATCTGATCGTTGGCGAAACGAACCAAGGCGGCGAAATGGTGCGCGCCACGGTGCAGAGCGTTCGCCCAGGCGTGAATTTCAAGGGCGTTCACGCTTCGAGAGGCAAGGTCACGCGCGCCGAGCCTGTTTCTGCGCTCTACGAGCAAGGCCGCGTCAGTCACGTCGGATCGTTTCCTGCGCTGGAAGATCAAATGGTGCTGTTCACGCCCAACGGCATCCTTGGCGACACGACTGCAGACCGCGTGGACGCCCTTGTCTGGGCGCTGACTGAGTTGTTCCCACAGATCATCAGCGTTCGGGATCAGAGCAACTGGACCATTGGCACGCAAACATCTCCATGGGCCACCAGTGAAAGCTGGATGATCGGTTAGTGAAAAACGATTTCAGCAAATGTCAAAAATCACGGCCTGACACTTTGATGAGCGGAATTAAATTCTCCTGATGGACAGCTACGCGCAGCCGGGCGAAGTGGCAAAACCGATGAGCAAGGCCGATCAAGGCGTGTTCATCACGGATGCCCGCAAGAAGCTCGACGCCGCTTACAACTACGAGCGCGAGAACCGCCGCGAAGCGTCAATGGATATGGCGTTTCTGGCTGGCTATCAGTGGCCGGAGTCGATCCGCAAGGAACGGCAAGCCGCCGGCCGTCCTATTCTCACGATCAATCGCCTGCCTCAGTTCGTGCGACAGGTCACGAATGACATTCGCCAAGCGGATTTGGCGATTAAGGTGGCGCCGGTCGACGACAAGTCAGACCCCAAGCTCGCGAAGATTTTCAACGGCCTGCTTCGGCAGATCCATTACCAATCGAGTGCTAAATACGTCTACGGCACTGCGGCCGAACATCAGGTGTCTTGCGGCATCGGTTGGTTTCGTGTCTGCACCGAATACACCGACGACGAGACGTTCGATCAGGAACTCCGTCTGAAGGTCATTCGCAACCCGCTGGCGGTCTACTGCGACCCGGCCGCGATCGAGCCCGACCGTTCCGACGCCAATTGGATGTTCGTGACGGAGCTAATCCCAACCGACACCTTCAAAGAGAAGTACCCAGGCGTTCCGCTCGAAGGCATCGACCCGCCGACCGATGGCACGGGCGACCGCCTGACCTGGCTTACTCGCGATGGCGTTCGCATTGCCGAATATTGGTTGCGAAAGCCGGTCAAGAAACTGATCGGCATGATGAAAGACGGGTCGACCATCGACCTCGACAAGATCCCGCAGAGCTTGCATGGGATGCTTGGCATCGTTCGCACGCGAACGGTTAACTCGTTTGAAGTCGAGCAATACGTCATTGCCGGCAACACGGTTCTCGAGGGCCCGCACAAATGGCCGTCGAAATGGATACCGATTATTCCGGTGATCGGCGCCGAGACGCCGCTCGAGACCGCTGTTGTGCGCACGGGTTTGATCCGCTTCGCGCGTGACGCTCAGCAGCTCTACAACTTCAACCGCACCGCAGCGGCCGAAACCTTGGCTCTGCAGCCAAAGGCTCCGTACATCGTCAGCGCAAAAATGATCGCGCCGTTCAAAAACATCTGGGACAACCTCCACAAGACGAACTACCCCTATCTGCCTTACGACAGGACGGCCGATCCAGAAGGACAGCCGCCACGCCGCGAAGCTCCGCCGCAAATGCCAGCCGCTTTCGTCAAGGAAGCCGAGCTTGCCGACGGCGATATGAAGGCGACGACGGGCATTTATGATAGTTCGCTCGGAGCCAGATCGAACGAGACCAGCGGCGTCGCGATCCGTAATCGTGAGCATCAGGGCGACACGGCGAATTTCCACTTTGGCGACAACCTGCAACGGTCAATGTGGCACGCCGGCCGTATCCTGATCGAGCTGATCCCGAAGATCTACGACAATGAGCGCGTCGTTCGCATCATGGGCGACGACGACAGCGAAGATTATCACCCGATTAACAAGGTGGTGATGGGGATCGATGGCCTTCCGGTCACGATCAACGACCTGTCCACCGGCCGTTTCGACGTGCGCGCCACCATCGGCGCTTCCTACGCGACCAGGCGCATGGAAGCCGCCGACACCATGATGGAATACCTGAAGGCAGACCCGGCCGCGCTGCCGATGATCCGCGATCTGGTTGCGAAGAACTTCGACTGGCCTGGCGGCGAAGAAATGGCCAAGCGGTTCCGCGCTGCCGTGCCGCCTCAATTGCTGGTTGACCCGGAAGATCCGAACGCCCCGCCGCCTCCGCCACCGCCGAACCCGCTCGAAGACCCGGTTCTGCGCTCGGAAATCGTGCTGCGAGACGCACAAGCGGCCAAGGCCTACGCGGATGCCGACAAAACTCGCAAGGAAGCGGCTGGAATGGTGATGCCGGAGCCAATGCTTCCGCCACCAGAGCAGGTTTTGATGCCGCCGCCGGCTCCGCCACAGCAGCCGATGCCACAAATGATGCCGCAAGAGCATCCCGAGCCCGACATGGATCAAGCTGGCGGGCCATCAGACTTCGATTTCGACAACGTGCCGCCGCCGAATGGCCTCCCGCCCGGCCTTGCGGTCTCGATTTAGTGCCAATGCGTCACCCTCGCGATTTTCGCGCCGTAAAGTGAGCCATCCCCATGACTGAAACTGCCTCGCCGGCTGCTGCCGACGCCATAACGCCTGCCAACATCCTTGCTCCGGCTTCTGTCCCCGTACCGGAACAATTGAATAACCCGGCCGCGCCTCCGGCCGCAGCGGAAACCCCGCCGAAAGAGGCAGAAGTCCCCGGCAATCAGGATGCCGCACCCGAAAAGCCTGACGATCCTAAAAAGGTTTCTGCTCGCGAGCGTATCAATCAGCTCACCGCCCAACGGCGCGAGGCTGAGAGGCGAGCCGAAGCCGCGATAGCGGAAGCAAACCGGCTCCGCGCGCAATTGACAGCTAAATCGGAACTCGATCCCAACGACTTTGCCGCGCAGGACGAAGACAGACTTCGTCGTGTCGTCAAAACGGAGCGGTTCGAGGAAACCGTCAGCGAAGCTCGCCGCGCTCAAGAGCAGGCCAGCGAAAGCAGACGGGCCGTTTTCGACGCCAAGCTGGACGCTGCACGCGACCGCATCACCGATCTGGATCAAGCCATCGGTGAGTTTCTCAGACTGCCGCTTTCGGAAGTCGCCGCGGACCTTATCACTGAGTCCGATAAGTCTGCGGAGATTGCATACTTCCTGGCGAAAAACCCGGGTGATGCAGAACGGATCGCAGCGCTACCGCCCCACAAGCAAGGGGCAGAAATCGCGCGGATCGAGGCACGAGTGAGCGTCGCCACGCCCCGCAGAACCACAGCCGCTCCGCCTCCTGTTCCGATGGTAGGAGCCTCGACAGCACCATCTGTTCCAGCGCTAGCCGACATGGGCGTCGAGGACATCGCGAAACAGATCTACGGGCGAGCATAAAGACCCGAAGAAGATAGATCATGAGCAATACGACATTAACGGCTGCCGTTGTCGCGAAGACCGCGTTGGCCGTTCTCGATAACGAATTGGGCGTGCTGAAGACCTTTTATCGCGCCCCGGAAGACGAGTTCTCCAACCGCGTGAACGGTTACAAGATCGGCGACACGGTGAGCATTCGCCGGCCCGCCGACTTCACGGTCCGTTCGGGCGCTACGCTTTCGACGCAGGACGTGATCGAAGGCAAGGTGGACTTGACGATCGATCAGCAGATCGGCGTCGATTTCCAGTTCACCTCGTCTGACTTGACGTTGAAAGTGACCGACCTTGCCGAGCGCGTGATGAAACCGGCGATGTCGAATATGATCAACTACATGGCGAATGACATCCTTTCGACCATGTATAAGCGCGTCTACAATTGGGTGGGCACGGTCGGCGGCACGGTCGATACCTTCGCCAAGTTTGCCAAGGCTCCGCAGCGCCTTGATACCATGGCCGTTCCCATGGAAAACCGGAACGCTGTGTTGTGTCCGGCTGACTTCTGGGGCCTGCTTGGTTCTCAGACAGCCCTGTATATTCAGGACGCGGCGAAAGGCGCTTACCGTGACGGCTCTCTGGGCATGATCGGCGGCGTTGACACCCGAATGAACCAGATGGCGCCGACACATACCGTTGGGCCGCTTGGCGGTACGCCGCTCATAAACGGCGCTTCGCAAAACGTCACCTATGACACCGCGAAGAACACGTGGACGCAGAGCCTTATCACTGACGGCTGGACCGCTGCCGCGGCTTCCCGCGTCAAGGAAGGCGACGTGTTCACGATCGCGAACGTCTACATGGTCAACCCAAAGACCAAGGTGTCTACGGGCATCCTGCAGCAGTTCATCGTTACCGCTGACGGTTCGTCGGACGGCTCCGGCAACCTTACGCTGACCATTAGCCCGCCGATGATCACGTCTGGCCCATACCAGACGGTCAACGCGGCTGCGGCCGATAACGCGGCGCTGACGTTTGTTGGCACGGCCTCGACCGCCTACACGCAGAACCTTGTGTATCACAAGAACTCGATGGCGCTTGCCATCGTGCCTCTTGAGATGCCGGCGGCTGCTTACGGCGGCCATCGCGAGAGCTACAAGGGCATGAGCTGCCGCGTGATCCCGATCTATGACGGCACCAACGACATCTCGAAATGGCGTCTGGATCTGCTCTACGGTCGAAAGATGATCGATCCGCGTTTGGCCACTCGACTGACGGCCTGATCCGTGACCACAGCGCGCACAATCGTGACGCGAGCCCTCAGCGAACTCATGTATTTCGCTGAGGGAGAAACCCCATCCGCTGCAGCCGTGGCGGATGGGTTGACCGCGCTCAATTCTCTGATGGCCTCGTGGCACACGGAGGGGATTCTTTGGAATTTCCCGCCCGGAACCACGTGGAAAAAGGATTGGGCCGTCAACATCACGTATTCCGTGAACGACAGCGTTGCACGTTCCGGCAACACCTACACCTGCACGACGGCGCATCTCTCGAGCTTGAATGACAAGCCAGGCGTTTCGCCGGATTGGGCGACGTATTGGACGCTTTACGCAGAAACGCCGCTGACGATTTCCTCGACGTTCCCGCTTGATGCCGCCTATGAGCGCGGCGTGGTCAGCATGTTGGCCGTGGAGCTCGCGCCGCAGTTCGGCAAAAACCCGTCGCCGCTCACTATGCGAAAGGCGAGTGACGGGAAAACGCAGATCATCGCGGCGTTCATGCCGATCAATCCCGTATCCGTGGATGCCGGCCTTACGCGGATGCCATCGCAGATCTGGCCTTACAACATCGATCAGATCACCGGATGACCATCGTCCCGATCTCCCTTGGCACCGGCAGCAACAATGCGCGCTTTGCGGCGGCTGGCATCACGCGTCATGTGAATGGCTACCTCGAGAAGCAGGACGAGACGAAGAACAATTCAATGATCGTCGCCTGCGATGGGCTGAGCTCGTTTGCGTCTCTCGATAGCGTTGGATGCAGAGCGACGATTGAGGTTGGGCCTTATGTGGTCGCAGTCTACGGGCGCAACGTCTATCGCCTGTCGGCAGATGGCACAGCAACGCTGATCGGAGGATTTCCGACCTCGGGTCATGTGAGCATCAGGAAGAACAGGCGCGAATATCCGCAGGTTGGCCTTGTGTCAGATGGCCTGTTTTTTGTCGTGGACACGCAGGCGTGGACGATAAGCCAGGTCTCTGTGGCTGGTCTGCCGCCGCCGCTCGGCTTGGGCATGTTCGACGGCTACGGCATTCTGCCGGCCTCTAGAAATCAATGGTACATCACCGCCGTTGACGACTTCATGTCGATATCATTGTATGAATACGCGACTGCCGAGGGCGATCCAGACGAAATTGTCGCCGTAGACGAGCGCGATGGCGAGGTGATTTTCTTCGGCCGCGACACCGTCGAATGGTGGCAAGACACAGGTGGCGCTGATTTCCCATTCACCCGATCTCAAGTCGTCCATATCGGCTGTCTCTGTGCCGGTGGCGTGCATAAGATTGACAGGACGGTGGCCTGGATTGATCGCAATGGCGTTGTCCGCATCATGGACGGCTACGACGGCAAGCGGATCAGCGATCACGGCATTGAGCGCGACATTCGCTCCGCAGATCCCGATACGATCACGTCAACCTCGTGGGCCAACGGTGGCCACACCTTCGTTGCTTGGTCGTGGGACGGTGGAACGCGCGTTTACAACCTCACCACCAACGAATGGCACGACCGCGAGTCATACGATGATACGCGCTGGAGGGTGTCGCATGTGGTGCGGTTCGGCAACCGTCTGATCGCAGGCGATTACGCCACCGGTGCCGTCTACGAGATGAGCGCGGATACGTATGACGAAGCGGGCGACCCGCTGATTATGACGATCCAGACGCCGCCGTTTCACATGGCACCGAACCGCGTTCAAATCCACGCGCTGTTCATTGATGCCATCACGGGCGTTGGCCTGAACTCGACAAACATTCAGGACCGCAAACCTGCGCTCATGCTGTCGTGGACCGACAATGGCGGCAGAACTTGGAGCAACGAGCGGCAATTGTCGCTTGGCGAGCAGGGCGACTACACGAAACGCATCATCACAACCCGTCTCGGAACAGTGAACCACGTTGGCCGCGTGTTTCGCCTGTCTGTCTCCGCTTCAGTCGCAAAGGCCATTCAGGGGATGGGCATCCCAGACGATGCCGACGGTAAGCCACGCCT